AAAAGAATTCCAACAGTTGATTAGAATGCCCAAAACTAATACTGTTGTTGATCCTATCAACTGCCTGCACAGAAATCCAGGTAGTATTTACTTGTCAGCTAGCGGAAAATTAAGTCCATGTGCTTATTTTGGTGGAAACAGATCTGCGAAAATTTTTGACACAGTAGAAGAATTGTTATATAATAAAGTAGAGCTAACACATCAGATATGTTTAAAAAACTGTGGAAAAAATTAAAATGATTGCAAACAAGACACAAGAAGCATTGATTATCTTACAAGAAGAGTGCGCCGAAGTTATCCAAGCGGCCAGTAAGATCTATCGTTTTGGTATAGATAATCAACACAAGTCAGGCGCTACACAGCGAGCTAACTTAGAAATGGAAATCGGTGACATGTTGGCACTAGTAGATATTTTAGTAGACAATGGTGTAATTGATCTAAATAACATTAACAAGGCCAATGCGGCTAAGAAAGAAAAACTAAAACAATGGTCAGGATTATATGAGCAAAATTAAAGTTAGTGAAATATTTTATTCAGCACAAGGCGAAGGACGCTTCGTAGGTGTTCCTAGCGTATTCTTAAGGACATTTGGCTGCAACTTTACCTGTGGTGGGTTTGGTATGCCTAGAGGTGAGGTGAGTAAAGAACGTGAAGGCGTTAATGCTAAACTATACACACGCTATGAAGACTTGCCTTTGGTTACTACAGGCTGTGACAGTTATGCATCATGGGATCCTAAGTTTAAAAATTTAAGTCCAAGTTTAGAAACACACATCATCGTTGAAAAGATGTTGCTGTTGACTCCAACACAGAATTGGCAGTTGAAGAATGGTAATAATGTGCATCTGGTCATCACAGGTGGTGAGCCATTGCTGGGCTGGCAACGTGTGTATCCAGAGCTGTTACAGCATGAAAAGATGTTTAACTTGAAAAACATCACTTTTGAGACCAATGGCACCCAACCATTACATGAAGAATTAACTAACTATCTTAAATTGTGGAAACGTGCTGGACGCGAATTGACATTCTCAGTCAGTGCTAAACTTAGTCCCAGTGGTGAGAGTTGGGCAGATGCTATCAAGCCGATGATCGTTAAAAGTTATGAAAAGATCGGCACTATGTTCTTTAAATTCGTAGTTGAGAAACCTGAAGACTTTGATGAAGTTGATCGTGCTGTCGCAGAGTATCGCAAGGCAGGCATCAAAGGTGTAGTATATATCATGCCTGTTGGTGGCGTTGTCAGTGTTTACAATGGCAATAAATTCAATGTAGCTGACGAAGCCATGCGTCGTGGATATTATTATAGCCCAAGACTACATGTTGATCTATGGGGCAACAGTTGGGGAAAATAACTTACAATTGGCCGTATAAATTCTTAGATCACTTGCCTAAAGTGCCACAAGAATTCGTTGATCTGGCTGCCAAAGATGATCCAAACTTGTTAGGTGAAGCCTATAGTTCCAGCACATTTGAATACGGTAAAGATCCTATCTATACTAGAAAACTCACAGGCACAGATGGTAATCCTGTAACGCATGTTGGGTCTTATCGATATAGAATGCCTGAACCATTTGTCAATTGGTGTCAGGAAAATATCACCCGCAGTGGTAATGAATGGGGGTGCAGTATCTCCAATAGAGAAGAAGGTGCGTTAGGACCACATACTGATCGCAGTAGAGATTTCGCACTGTTGTATGTAGTTGAACCTGGTGGTACTGATGTGCGCACAACCTTTTGGCAAGAGCATGGTCACCCGTTGGTACGTGAACGGTTCCTTTGGCGTGATGACTATAGAGTATTAGATCTAGTAGAAGCAGCAGATTTTGGCGTTGGTCGTTGGGTATTGATCAACAGTTTGGTCTTACACAGTGTTGATCATCTTGAACGCCATCGTATTACATTTCAATTGAGTCTTGAAGAAGACATTTCGGAGTTTATTTAATGAGTTACTTATTTACAAGTGAAAGTGTTAGTGAAGGACATCCAGATAAAGTAGCAGACGCTATCAGTGATGCAGTATTAGATTTAATGATGCGAGAAGAAAATCCTGCATATCGTTGTGCCTGTGAAACACTGGTAACAACTAATCAGGTTATCTTAGCTGGTGAATACAAAGGTATTTACAACCACCTAGAAGTTGAAAACGCTGTGCGTCGTGTTATCCGTGACATTGGCTATGAGCAAGATGGATTCCATTGGAGCACTGCAAAGATTCATAATTATATGCATGGACAAAGTGCAGACATTGCCCTAGGTACTGATACGTTTGGTGCTGGTGACCAAGGACTTATGTTTGGCTATGCTATTAATGAAACCCCAGATTTGATGCCTAGTGCTATCTATTACAGTCATCAGATTGTTAAAGAACTAACACGTCAACGCAAAGGTGGACAGACTTGGTTAGGTCCTGATGCTAAGAGTCAGGTAACAATGGAATACAATGACGATGGATCAGTAAAACGTATCGCTAAGATCGTATGTTCAACACAGCATTCAGCTGACGTGGATATTAATGAAGTGCGTGTAGCTGTTGAAAGCTATATTAGAGAAATATTACCTAAGGAGTTAATTGATGCTAACACTGAATTTCTTATTAATCCTACTGGTCGTTTTGTTATCGGTGGCCCTGACGGCGACACTGGACTTACCGGCAGGAAAATCATTGTCGACACTTATGGTGGTTATAGCCCTCATGGCGGCGGGGCTTTTAGCGGCAAAGATCCTACAAAAGTCGATAGATCTGCTGCTTATATGGCTAGGTATCTAGCTAAGAACATCGTGGCCAGTGGTCGTGCTACCAAAGCAACTGTCCAATTGAGCTATGCTATTGGTGTTAAAGAACCAACTAGCCTGTTTATCAAAACCAATGAAGGTGTTGATGAGGAAATGTCAGCATGGATCCACAAGAATGTTAACCTGACACCGCAAGGTATCATAAATAGATTTGAGCTGTTCCGTCCTATATACAGCCAAACAACTAACTATGGACACTTTGGTAAGGCCGGCTTACCATGGGAACAGTTAGATTTATTCAAGGATTAATATGTTAGACAAACTCAATAAATTGTTAAAAGGCAAGCCAGCAAAAAAGGTCAAACCAACGGTTGAAGAAACTGTAGAGAAAAAGCCTAAGACACCTAAAAAGCCTAAAGCAACAGCTAAAGCATCTTTAGATCCAAGTAATCCCAAAGATGCGGCCACGCTTAAAAATGAGCCGTGGGTTACTGTGTTAAGCATGGAGATTGATCCAGAAAATCCCAGCCAAGGTGCGTTTGAATTAGATTGGAATGATATCTTTGTAGCACGCTTGATCAAAGCTGGCTATCAAGGTAAAACTGACAATGATATCGTAGACAATTGGTTCCGTGCCGTATGTTCAAATGTAGTCATGGAAAACTTTGAACAAGAAATGGCTGATCCCAGCAATCGTGTTAACCGCCGTGATCTAGGCAACGGCAGAACGGAAATCAGTTGATACTGTATGTCAATGGTGACAGCCACTCAGCAGGTGCTGAAGCTGTCAACCGTCATTGTTTCGCTCAAGATGATACACTTTTTCAACCTGGCGGCAGACGCCCGCACCCAGATAATCTCAAAGTAAGCTACGGACAACTACTGGCCAACCAATTGGGCTGGGATTTCCATTGTCAAGCCGAATCAGCTAGCTCAAATGATCGTATTATAAGAACCACACGCGAATATCTTAAAACAACAAGACCCGATTTAATCATTATCGGTTGGGCCACTTGGGAAAGAGAAGAACGTCTATTTGATGGCATCTATTATCAGATGAGTGGTGGCATGCAGGATGTAGACAGCACATGGCCACTGGCTATGGTAGAATATTATCGACATTGGGTATTGACCGCTGGACCAAATGCAAAAGCACTGCATTGGCACAATACCCTAATAGAATTCCACGAAGAACTGCAAAATCAAAATATACCCCATCTATTCTTCAATACCTACACAGCATTTAATCATGATTTTATAACTCCAACAGACTGGAATCAAAGCTATTTGGATCCATACGACCATGATTCTACTTACTTCTTTTGGTTAAAGAATCAAGGATATCAAACAGTTAACCAAAATAGTTTCCATTTTGGTCCAGATGCACACCGAGCCTGGGCAAATCACTTGACAAACACACTCAAAGATAGTATACTTATTAAATGAGATACTTACTTGTAGATACAGCAAATACATTTTTCAGAGCAAGACATTCCGCACATCGCCAAGCAGATACTTGGGATCGTTTGGGTTTTGCTATCCACGTAACCCTAGCTTCAGTAAACAAAGCATTCCGTGATCAACGAGCTGATCATGTGATATTTTGCCTAGAAGGCCGTAGCTGGCGTAAAGACTTTTACGAGCCCTATAAAAAGAATCGCAGTGTTGCCCGTGCGGCACTGACAGAAAGTGAACAGGAAGAAGATCGACTATTTTGGGAAACTTTTGATACATTAAAGACATTCGTAAATGAAAAAAGTAATTGCACAGTTCTTCAACATCCTGAACTTGAAGCAGATGATCTCATCGCTGGATTCATTCAAGCTCATCCTGGCGATCATCATACTATCGTTAGTAGCGACACTGATTTCTATCAGCTACTTGCTGATAATGTTAATCAGTATAACGGGATAAGCGATGAGCTCCATACCTTACAGGGTATCTTCGATAAGAAGGGTAAACCTGTGATAGATAAGAAAACCAAAGAAGCTAAGAAGATTCCTGATCCCAAGTTTATACTTTTTGAAAA